TATATATAGTATATATATACATATATATATATATGTATATAATTATATACTATACATACCAGACATAATATTTTTAAAGATATATATGTAGAAGAAATCAATCGAGAAAAGATAAAATAATGAAAATCAATCAGGTAATATTCTTAAACAGTATTTATTAGACCTACTACGTCTTAATAATGATAAGAAGCTCAAATCTTCCCTATTATTAACAATAGATCCTTCAACAACTTCTTTAAGAATACCAAAACCAATATTAATACTTTGAAAATTGAGCGGCACGATTTTTTGACAAAATCTTTTTGCTTTTCTCTCCCAGTGATAAACTGATTCATCCCTTTCAAAATTTAAATACCGATATGTGTTTAAGAACATAGCTTTTCCAATAGTAGCCTCCCTACTAGCTGTGTCCATATACATTTCATAAGCAGAAGTGCCCGGTTGGCAGCCAAATTTCTTTGCTCTTTGATCTTTTAAGAAGATGTATAGATCATATAATATGTTCATACTTTCAACATTAAAAGGAGCGGAGTGGAAACTCCCTTCAATTTGGTCTGGAGCCGTATAAATAGAACGTTTTTGTTCAGGAAATAAGGCTTTCTCTAGCAGCTCTTCTGTTGTCCTCCCAGGCAAACCATAATAGCTTTGTGTCTTAAGAAAGGAGAAACCTTTCTCATGTCTAGGAGGATCACTTACTCTTTTAATAATACAAGGATCCGCTTCATGACCAGAAATTTTAATCAAATCTTTTAGAATATCAGAAACACTAATAGGTAGAAAGTCTTTCAAGAAAATTAAGGTATCATCACCGTATACACATATTTGTCGCCTTTCTTTTAAAATACCCAATTCAAGACATAATAATGTCTGATTGAGCCAATTTACAATACTTCCAATTATACTTGTAAATGGTGAACCAGTAGAAACACTACGAGATACTCTATATATAAATCCTCCTGGAACCACTAGATTCTTAAAAAGAAAGGATCCCAATAAATGTTTAAAGAGTAAATCAGTTTCATTATCTTCTGGAAAACAACTTCTAAGTATTGAAAAGGCGGCTACAATAAACTCCTCATTAACATGTTGATCAAAGCGTTTAAGATCCATTTCTATTACATCAGAAAAACTCTCTTTACTTTTCAAAAATTTACTAAAAAACCCCCTTCTAAAAGTCGTTCCCAATAAAATTTCATTATCAGTTTCTTCTCTCTGAAGGATTGATAGCTTACTATAGAAATCTTGTATGACAGCTAAGCCTACAATCTTTGTAACACCATCAGGCATTATAAGTAATCTTGAGCGTAAATTAGTCTCTAATTTTGAAATATCCATT